CCCCTTTCGGGGTCGCGCCTCGTCGCAACGAGGGCCATCTGTGAAGATGGTGTGGCATGGCATAGCCATCCACGGTTGGTTCCTTGACATAAGGAGTCAAACGCTTTGCGTGACGTCGTAGATCAAGTCACCCACTATGTATCGTCTCTCGAAACGAGAACACGATACCTAGATTTTGGTGTTCCAGGACCTTGGTCCGCATGGAAGACTGGGGGGAGTACTACATATTCCCTGAGGTCTCGCATGAGGGCCAGATCTGAAATCACCACCTCTGACCACTTCAAACCTACGCCATACACGGCTTGGGACTACAACATGTTTCCCGCAAGGGGAGCATCTCGTACGTACCAAATCTATGAAAGTCCTCGTTGGACCAGAGAGGTCCAGCAAAGACGTTCTATATGGTTTCCCAGTGTCACCAGCTCCCTTTACGTTGGGATTGGTACACAGGGCGGTCTCGTCATCCCCCTAGGAATCCGGGTTCGCGATCTTAGCGAAAACCAGGTTCTCGGAGAGTTGCGTGATCAGAAGGTTAACTTCGCCCAAACTATGGGCGAGTTAGTTCTCGGAGGCCACCTCATGGCTGCCCAAGTGCACTCCGTATGGAAGGCATTTCAGGCTGCCCGTCGTGGTCGTTTCTATGATGTCCGTAGACATCTTAGGCGCGGATGGGAACTTTCTTCAGGGCGAAGGCCCCGTTGGAGTTTCCAAACCGTTTCGAGAGCTGAAGCAGTACGACGCGAATTCGGTCTTTGGCCTACGAATTTGGCCGAAGCCGCCGGGAATTCCTGGCTCGCGTGGAAGTTTGGGTGGGCACCCTTACTTCAGGACATCACTAACACCAGGGCTGCAATTCTCCAGTACCTTTCCGCAGAGGAATCGTACGCGGAAGTTGAAGCTACTGTTGTTAGACCTTTGAGTTTCACAAACTCATTGATTGATGTTCGGTACGATGGTTCAGCTGAGGCTGGTTGCACCCACAAGCTTTGGTTCCGAATTGAAGACTCGGAACTTGCAGGCTTGAACCAGCTTGGACTCATCGACCCTCTCTCACTTTCGTGGGAGTTGACCGGTTTGTCATTCGTGATAGACTGGTTTGTCGGTGTAAGTGACTTCCTGTCGGGACTTTCAGCTCCTCTCGGACTGAAATTCGTGACAGGCTACAGGACTGAGTTTACTCGGTCCAATTTCACCTACTCACCCAAACAGTGGGATGGTGATTCACCTGGGCGTGTTAACTCATTCGCTTTCGAGCGTATGCGTCTCACGTCCTTTCCCCAACCGTCCGTGGTTACCAACCTTGGACTCAACCGTGAACAAATGCTCACATTGGGCGTCTTGTTCAGACCTCGTTAGAGGCTAAACGAAAGGAGATAGGCAATGCCTGCTCTCACTACTCTGACGCTGACCGATAGGTCGGCCACAGATCACGCTTTCACTCCTCGTGCTGAGGAGCCGAACGGCGTGATGCGGTTCTCCAAACCGGACGCCAGTGGCGTCCCGAATGGGGCATCGCACCTGCGCATTTCGCTGCGCGAGTCTCCGTCGAACATTCGTGTTCGGCTGAAACTGGAAGTCCCCACCGTTGTTACCGAAACGGTCAACGGTGTGGCCAACCCGAAGGTCGTTCGATCCGCGATGGCGGATCTGACGTTCACTTTCGCAAAAACGTCGACCACGGCCGAGCGCGAGCTCGTCGTGGGCCTCATGGCTGATGCGCTTGGTGCGTCTCAGTCTGAGATCGACAGCGTTCTCACCGACCTCGAAAGCTTCTTCTGATGTCTTTCAAGGTTGCGATTGGTACCATCATCATGGTGATGATGGCAGTCGCGGGAGTCCTTGTCTTCGATCAGGACCCCTGGACCCCACTCAGTATATTGCTTGAGTGGAGTGCTGGGCAACAATAAGTGTTGTTCAGCTTGAACGTTTCTCACACCTAATCTTTCGAAAGGTATGAACATGCGAAAGACCGAACTCTTAGGATTCCTTTCGGACCTAGAGCCTTCGTCCAAGTCTAAAGCGTGGGCTTGGTTCGTGACCCAGGCGCTTCAGAAGCGTCTACCACTATTCTTCGGCCACTATGGCCTGGATAGTGCTCTCTATTATAGAGGAGATTTCCTTTGTGATGAGGTGGTTGCCAACCGTGTCACTCTCTCGGGATGCCGAGAGGGGCTTTCTTTCTGGTACCTACCGTACTCTATGGTGCTTGCACCAAAGGGTACACCGGGTGCCGAAGTCTTTCGATGTGTTCTCACATCGGCGGACTTTCTAGACATCCTTCAGATTGCTCTCCTTCGGGAGGGCACCAGAGATGTCTAGGGCGAGAAAGTACGCAAACAGACTTCCAGAGACTGTCGGAGCTTGTTTCGTTAGGGAGCTTGTCGACCTTGTCGATAAGCTTTCCGACGATCCAAGTTCGGGGTTTAAGGAACGTTATCTCCACCAGGAGATGATGTCCAAGTACTGCGACAGCAGTACTACCCCTCCCGACGTGCGTCGCACTGCTGCCATCCATAAGTGGAGACAGCAGGAGAATGTCCGGAATCTGAAAACCAACTTTAGAATCTTCCTAGGAAGAGACTTCGGTTGGTGTCATAGTGATCAGATTCGCGAGCGTGCTCGCAAGCTGATCGCTAAGACGTTGGGCCCTATCTCGGATGCTTCACTTTGTGTTTCGAAGCATACGAACGGAGCCTCAACCAGATGCCGTCGCAGTGAACTCACTGCCATTCAAAAGCACTCTGGAGAAGCACATGGCACCCCTACGGCCAGGTTGCAATGGTCCTTGATGGTTCCTGGAACCATCTTAGAAGACCAAACCACAACCTCGGTTATGGGGTCTGTGCTGTTTACGGTACCAAAGAGCTCAACGATTGATCGGGTGGCTTGTAAAGAGCCTGAGATCAACTCGTTTTTGCAACGCGCTGTGGGTAACCACATTGCGTATCGTCTTCGTAGGCACGGGATTGATCTTTCGGATCAAACTCGTAATCAGGAACTTGCTAGGACCGCTGTTCGCCATAACTTGGCAACCATCGATCTATCAAGCGCCTCTGACTCAATCACTAGAGGGTTGGTTTATGACCTTCTCCCCTTTGAGTGGGTCAGCTACATGGACGATATCCGCTGTCACTATTCATCCGTGGATGGTGAAACAGTGGAATTGCAGATGTTCTCATCCATGGGCAACGGATTCACCTTTGAACTCGAGACGCTCATTTTCTACGCGCTTACGCGTGCAGTCTGTGAGTTATCGGGAGTCAAGGGACGAATCAGTGCTTATGGTGATGATATCATCGCTCCTTCTCGTATTGTACCCCGTTTGGTTCGTGTTTTCAACTGGTATGGTTTCACCATAAACCAGAAGAAAACGCATCACCAAGGGCACTTCCGCGAGTCTTGTGGACTTCATGTCTACAAGGGTATTGACGTCACCCCGTTTTATATACGGGGACCAGTGGTAGAGATGACGGACCTTATTAGGCTCCTTAATCGTCTACTAGAGTGGTCTGGCCGCGGCTGGGGGTTCATTACCGATTCGTCGGTATCTGAATTCCACAGGCGTTGGTCCAAACTAGTCCCGGAGGCTCTTTGGGGTGGATCCGACCCAGACGACATCACGTCGCTGGTTACGGGCCACTCTCCAAGGAGCCGTTTCCTCCCCAAAGCTAAGGATCTCCGCAAGGAGGGCCTTAAGCTCATGGGGGAAACGTATGATGCTCACCGATACGTTCGATGGCACACTCTCCGGCTGGCGGACGACTCGAAAGAGTTGTCTGTTGACGTCAGTCGTGTTGGCAGAGGACACATTGTCCCTCAGCCAGCATGGCTCAACCGCACTTCATGGACACCGTATTTGGTGTTTCCAGAAGCTGACGATACCTAACATGGGATCGTTCCGGCTTGCCGGTGGGAGTGAACACTGAGTAAGGGCAGTACCCTTACTACAGCATGCTGCAGGGGTCCAAGGGGTCAGGCC